GAACTTTTCCCCGATTTGATGCGGAATGGTGTACCCACCTACCTCAATGAAGAGCAAGTAACTGCAATAAAACAGAAAATACCACCTGTTAAAGTTTTAACAGGCGCCATGACCGACCTTGAGGCCATGGAAATGCTCGCAAAGGCCGGGGCTCACTTCAAGGTCAGGTACGAGCAGGAACAGAGGGCGAGAATTGAGGCCGAGAACAACGTGGCAAGGCTCGAATCCAAAATCGAGGCGGACAGGCACAAGACGGTGATGTTCGACCAGTGCATGGAATCCGGAAGCCTGATGAGCATCAGCACGATGGCGAAGAAATTCGCGCGGCTCGGCCTTGGCCCCAGGAAAATATTCGCCTTTCTGCGGGACAGAAAAATCATCTTAAGGAACCACGCCGGCTACTGGGTGCCCTACCAGCCCTATATCGACCGGGGTTTCTTCGTGGTTAAGCAGGAACCGAGGCGGCAGGGGGCAAAGACCGTCATCGACGACATAACCCGCGTCACGCAGCGGGGCTACGCCTTTGTCCTGGAGATGGTGAGCGAGGCGTATCCGCTGGAGGCGACCGCATGACCTACCCTTCTTTCTTTTCCGGCTTGGGTTTTGTTGGGCGGCCACGTTTGGCATTTTTGAGCATATCAAGGACTTCGGGGGGATAAATTGCTTCGTAGGAAAGGGGCTTTATGTTGTGGATTGAAAAAAAAGATTGTATGGCACCACGACTTTTGCCTGTCAGTTGTATGAGTTCCGAAACGGTATATCCGATAGCGGGCATATTTCGTTATCGGCATTTCGGAAAAAAAAATAAGTTTTGGACTTGACTTTATTTTATTCAAGTTATATACTTGGATTAAATAAACAACCCCTGCCGACACAGGGATGGCGAAAGAGGGCATCTATAGCCGGAAACCCTGTCGGGGGTGGAAGGCTGTAAATGCCCTTTTTTGTGCCCTTTTCAATTTGGATGAGGATTAACTATGCAGGAGGAGAGATTATGGACGAACTGTTAAGGACAGACGAAATCGGGAATCAGACCGTGAGCGCGCGGGAGCTTCATGCGGCATTAGGCGTGGGGCGCGATTTTTCTAACTGGATCAAAGATCGTTTTGAAAAATACGGCTTTGAGGAGGGAAAAAGCTATTCGCCAATTTTGGCGAATAGGTCTGACGGGCTTCCCGGCAAGCCAAAGCAGGAATACCTGCTAACCATCTCCACCGCCAAGGAGATAGCCATGGTGGAGAACAACGAGCAGGGGCGCAAAATCCGCCAGTACCTCATAAAAGTGGAGGAGGCTTGGAACGAGCCGGCTTTGGTCATGGCGCGGGCGTTGCAGGTTGCCGACAGGCAAGTGAAGGCCCTGAGCGGTCGAGTCTTTGCGCTTGAGGCCAAGGTCGAGGAGGATCGCCCCAAGGTGGAGCTTGCCGAGCGTATGCTGCTGTCGGAGGACGTGCTTTCGCTGGAGGCCACGGTGAAGTCGCTGAAACTGCCATACGGGGTTATCAAGTTCGCGGCGAAACTGCGGGACGGCGGAATCCTGATGACGCAGTCGCGGAACCTTCCCTACCAGAAGCACGTGGACGCCGGCTATCTAGTGGTCGTCAACGTAATAAAAGACTGCGGCGGCGCGGAGAGGATTTTCCCGACGACGCGGGTGACTCCCAGGGGGCTGCTGTGGCTTTCCCGTACCAAGGAAAGGTGGGACGTGGAATGACCTACCCTTCTTTCTTTTCCGGCTTGGGTTTTGGCGGCCTGCCCCTGCCCGGCACGTTGCGGATGGCTTCAAGGGCCTCAGTTGGGTATATGGTGCCTGTGGTTATGGGGGCTATGCCCGATCTTTCGAGCCTCTTGCGGGCCGTGTCGTATGAGAGGCCAAGGGCATCGGCAATTTCCTGTATGGTCAAGCCTGTTATGGTCATGTCATTTTATCGGCAAAAAAAGTCCGTAAAAAGACATTTGGGGCTTGACAATAAATGTCCGTTATAGGACAATTAAACATGGAACGGCAAGACGTTCCAACCCCCGCCACCACGGGGAGAGAGAGAAAGAGGGCATCTATAGCCTGAAGCCATGGTGGTGGCGGAAGGCTGTAAATGCCCTTTTTTACTTTCGGGCGGGTAGCTCAAACGGCAGAGCGCAGGGGGCGGCTTCCCTCCTGTTTCCACCCCCGGACGCGGGTTCGATTCCCGCCCCGCCCATAGCCGACCCGAAAAACGGGCGGCTCGCAGGAGGAAAGATGACGACAGTTTTTAGCAAGAAATCCGCGGCGAGGGCGCTGGGGATATCCGTCGAGACGCTTCACCGCTACAAGAAGATGAGAAAGATTCCCTTTCGGCAGATCGGCGACCGCGTCGTTTTCACGGAAAGCGATCTTAACGCTTTTCTGGACGCATGCGCCGTTCCCGCGACAAGCCCTCCCTCGGAGGCGGAAAGGCGCGGCATGGCGAAAAGGGCCGGGGGAGGGGGGAGCCGATGACCGAGCGCGAGGAAAGGGCCATGCATACCGGGCTGGAAATGGCCAAGGTGTTCATGGAAGGGCACGGCGAAACTGACGAAACCACCGGCGAAAAAACGCTGGACATGGACACCCTGGCCGCGATAGCGGACTTCGGCGCGGCGATGGCCCTGTCCGGCGGGAGGGTCATAAAAATACCGCCCGAGGCGCTGGGCGCCCTTAGGGAGGAGGCCCTCGGCATGGAGTACGGCAGCGTCGCGCTTACCGTCCACATCAGGCAAGGCGATCTGGCGCGGTGGACCGTGGGCAGGGAGAGGTCTTTCGTGGCCCCGAGCTGCGCCGGGGGCTGAATCGAATTCGGCAAAAATAGCTGGCGCCGCCAACAGCGGCGTCTAAGGCAACAGGAGGAAAAGAGATGAGGGAGCATTTGGAGCACCTGCGCGCGGAGGCGATCCGCGCGAGCGGGATGAGGCCGCTCATGGCGGCGGTGGCGTGGCAGGCCGTGAGGGACGCGGCCGGCTGGGACGGCTGCGGCGCGGCGGACGCGGCGCGGGCGATGGCGTTCATTCTCGGCGACGCCTGCCGGGAGATATGCGCCGAGGTCGGCGCGGACTACGGGGCCGTGCTGAGAAAAGCGAAGGCGCTGTACCGCCGCAGGCTGCGAAGGGAGACAAGGGGGACGGCATGAGGAACAGCGTGGGAGATCTCTGGAACCGCATTCTGGAAATGACGGAGAGGCTGATGGACGAAGACCTCGACGGCGAGAAGCTGAGGGAGCAGCTTGCGATAATGGACGGCCTGTACAAGGGGTCAAAGTCCGTCATCGACCTGATGAACGCGGTGACGCGGGCGAAGGTCGCCGAAAAAACCGAGGGCGTGTCGCTTCCCGAGATGATCACGAGCATGGGCGCGGGCGGCGCGCCGAGGCCTTCGCACATGCCCGACGTTCCCATAGAGGCCGATTCGGGCAGAAGGCCGCCGCTGCTCGCGAGGGGGAGGGGGTAGCGCATGGGCAAGCACCGCAGGTTCACCTCGGAGGAATTGCGCTTTATCGAGGACAAAATCGTCGGGCGATATTGCGCCGAGGTTGCGGAAATGTTTAACGGGCGTTTCGGCCCGCCAGTCACGGCAGGGCAGATTAAAAACAAAATCACGTATTACAAAATGAGCGGAGCCAAAAGAGGGATTCGCATCGGGCGCAAGCGTCAAGACAAACGCAGCCGCCGCAAGCCCGCAGGCAGCGAGAAGGTCATGCTGGACGGGTACGCAAAGGTGAAAACCGAGGATGGGAAATGGGTTGGAAAGCACGTCCTGATCTGGGAAGGAGAGAACGGCAAGGTTCCGGAGGGCCACCGAGTAATCTTTGCCGACAGCGACAAGCGCAATTTCGCCTTGGACAATCTCCTGCTGGTCTCCGCCGCGGAGGCTGCCGTGATGAACGCCCTTGGGCTCCGTTCCGCCGACCCGGACATTACCAGGCTCGGCCACGCGATGGCGAAAATGCGCATTGCCGCAGGAAGGGCCGTCAGGGAAAGAACGGGGGCTCGAGATCTGTGGCACTTTCGGGGAACGAAAGAACCCGGCAAGCTCAAAAAAGAAGGGGGGACATGAAAGACCATAACTACATCACGATTCAAGGGTGGATGGTGAACCGCCTGAAACTGTCGGGCAACGAGCTGCTCGCGTACGCGACTGTCTGGGGCTTTTCCCAGGACGGAAGATCCTCGTTCAGGGGGAGCGGCCAATATCTGACCGACGCCCTCGGCGTCTCGCGGCGCTCGATCGTGACAATCCTCTCCAAGCTGGTTGACAAGGGGCACCTCAAAAAATGCGGCCACGCTCGAAAAGACGCCGGGTTTATCGGATACAAGGCGGTGAGAGGGTGTGAAGATTCTTCACAGGGGTGTGAAGAAACTTCACAGGGGGGTGTGAAGAAACTTCACAGGACGAGTGAAGAAACTTCACACAATATTACTAGAGATACTCTAGAACATAAAGAATTTAACGCCCCCGAAAACCCGCCCGATTTTCCCGACCCGCGAGATCCTTCAACGGCTGTCGCCGTTGCCTTCGAAGAACCCCGCGAAACGGACTTATTCGCCTTCGGGGAAATCTCGGAACCGCAGACCGCCTCCGAAACCGCCCAGATTGAACGGGAAGGCACCGCCATCGCGCCGATCGCGGCGAAAACGAACCCAACCACGATCCAAGGCGATTCGGCGCGATGGCGGGGCGAATCGGCCCTTGTCCCGGCCCGCTCGCGATCCCCGCCCGCAAAATCCAAAAAGACGGATCTGTCCCCAGAGCAGCTCGTCCTTTTCCACGCCGGCAAGGCGGGTTTCGAATCGGACGAAAAGGCGAAGGCGCTCATCTATCAGGATCCGGCGAGCACCGCTAGGGAAATGAAGCACCTGAAAACGCTGGCGGTTCGATGCGCCAACATCGCGCCCGAAATGCCGGCCGTTTTCCTGCAAAACATCTTGGAGCATTTCAGGATCATGTGCCCAAAGCACGGCTGGGTATTCACGCCGCACACGCTGGTGACGACGTGGATATGGAACAAGGTAATAGACTCGCTTCCGGGGCCTGAAAACGAAAGGCTGCGGGAGCTCGTGAGGGGGATGTTTGATTGAAGTGGACGGTTAGGGATCTTTTGGACTTTTTCGAGGAGTACTACGGCGAGAAGTATGCGGGAACGACGCTCGGCGTGATGACCGACTATCTGGACGGCCATTCCGACGCGTTTTACAAGGCGGCGGTGAAAGTGATGACCAAGCGGTTCTCCAGAAGCTACGGCAAATCGCCGTGCCCGGCGGACATCGAGAGGCACATGGACGAGATCGTCGGCGCGGTGCCGAGGCCCGCGCGCATCCCCGAGCCGGAGATCCAGATAACCGACGAGGAAAGGGATGCGAGGCTGGAACTGCTCGCGGAGGCAAGGATCCGCATATGGGGCGGCAGGCGCTCCGCGGCGGCGAGGCCCCTCGCGAAAGCGCTGGAAGGGCTGGAGGGGGCATGAGCCGGATCGAAGGGCGCCTCGCGACGGGCGCGAAAAAACAGGCGACGGAGGCTGAAATGAAACCGCACGAATTATTCAAAACGATTCACGCCCGCGAAGGGTACAGGCACATCGGCAGGGATTTGTCCTACAAGTTCCGCGTAGACCATGAGCATCATTGCATCTACGTATTGTTTCAGGGAAGCAACGGCCTGCGCGACTGGTGGCACAATTTCCTCGCGGCTCCGACAAACAGGGGGGCGCTGGAGCCCTACCGCAACTGCGGCTGGAGGGTGCATCTCGGGTTTAGGCGCGCGTGGCGGTCGGGCAACGACCAAGTGATGCGGGAGACGCTGGAGCTGTGGGAAAAATACAAGGAAGCCCGCCCGGTCGCGAACGGGCCGATGTCGCCTTACCACGTATGCTTCGCGGGGTTCTCGCACGGCGCGGCTCTCGCGCAGCTCGCCGCCGAGGACTGGAGTTTCAGGGGGCGCGGCGACGGGGCACGGCCCGACTGCGTGTGCTTCGGCTCCCCCAAGCTGGCGTGGGGCGAGGAGGCTGTCAGGCGGCTCGGCGGCTCGATGATCCTCATAAGCTGGATCAACAGGGCCGACCTCATAACCAAGGTGCCGCTTGCCAGGTGGGGGTTCCGCCACGTCCGCGAGCATTTCGTCAGCGTGAGGCGCGTGCCGTTGCTCAGCCTGTTCCGCGTGGGCAAGCACCACCAGATATACGACAGGGAAGAGATATACCCGCAGAGGAATGCGGGATAGGAGGAAGACATGGAAAAAACCACGGTAAGCCTGCTGCGCGGCGTGGCGGCGGCGGTGCTGCGATGGGCGGACTCTCTGGATGCGCTTGAGGAGCTTCCGGTCGCCGAGGAAGAATGCGCGTTCCTGCCCGAGGGGATCCAGCGGGATTTTCCCCACGAGAACCTGCGCAGGTGGGGATGCTACTTTTTCGCGCTGCTGCGGTGGGCGCAGGAGCTGGGCGCGCGCGCGAACTTGGCGGATGACGATATCATTTCCATTTTCGAGCAGTGCCGGGGACAGATGATCCCCGGAACGCAAAACCCGATAGTAACCGCAACGGCCTTCGTCAACGACCCCGTGCGGCTGCTAAATTTCCTCGCGGGAACAAAAATCGTGTCTTCCGTGGCGCTGTGGACTAACGATCTCGGCGCGGCAGTTCCGGCCCTGCCTGTTTTCGTGATAAGGGAAACGCACCCGCAGTTCGGGGCCCACTTCCTTTTGTCCGTCAACGGGAAAAGATGGGACAGCCTGCCGCCGCTTTCCGGCAGGGTTCCCGCCGGTTTTAGGGTATTGGCGTGACGCGCGGGGGGGCGCGGTGATTGGGCCCGAGGCGAAGAAAGAAAGCGGCCCCCGATCCGCGCCAGGGCTGGCTTTTCTGCCCCGACCTCGGGACGTGCCCCTCCTCGTGCCGCCCCGACCAGCGGGAGTGGTGCGACATGCAGGAGGCGTTCATGCGCGAGACCGACCCGAAAAGGCGGGACGCGCTGATATGGGATTTCGTCCTATCCTTCCAGGGGCTCATGCGGAACATGGCGCGGAAGCGCCTGAGGAGCTGGGGCCGCCGCGTGGAGCCGGAGGACGTCGTGTGCCACATGAACCCGCTGCTTTTCCGCAGGTTCAAGAAGGCCGCCGACAAGGGCGCGTACTGCAAAAAGGTGAAGCTGAAGGGGTACGTCAACGCGTGCCTGGGCGGGGAGATAATCAAGCTGTCGCGCACAAACGGCGGCGAGGCCTCGTGGGACATGATTCTGGAGAAAGGGGGAAGGGATGAGGGCTAGGATATGCCGCGAGGCCGGGTGCGGCGCCCTGGTGCATGTTTCCGAAACGCACTGCCCCAGGCACCGCAGGGAAAGGCGGGAGAGAAAGCCGTTCGAGGGGGCCGCGAGGCCGAACGCGGAATTCTACAACTCCGCGAGATGGCGGAACCTGCGGAGAAAGGTTCTGAGCGCGACCCCGCACTGCGTTAAGTGCGGGGCTCCGCATGGCGAGGCCGCGCTTGAGGCGCACCACGTAGCGCCGCCGAGGGGGGGACGAGGGGCTTTTCTTCGACGAGGGGAACGTGGTTCCCGTGTGCGGGCGGTGCCACCGCGCGATCACGGGCCGCGAGGCGGGCGGGCGGGGCCGCGACCGGTAGCCCCCCCCTCGGGATCGGCCCAGGGCTTAAACCACCCGGCAGACCCCCTTGCATGTGTACGCCGGCATTTTGCCGCCGGCTTGCCGCCAAAAATGGGGCGGGGAGCCGGCGGGCCCCCCAATTTGCCGAATTCCGCGAATTTTCGCCCTCGGCGGCCAAATTCGCCCGAAATTCGCCCGAAACCGGCCGCGCCCGGGAAAAAGCGCGCGGAAAAAAGGACTAATAGGCATGGGACGAGGCGGGCACAACAAAAAAACGCTTGCGCAGCACATAAAGGACGGCACGTACAGGGCCGACCGGCACGGGCACTACGCGGAATCGGACGAGGACACGCTGGCGGAGATGAAGGGCGAGATGCACAAGTCCTTCAGGGCCATAACCAGGGAGCTTGGCAAGCTGGACATGGTCGGGGACGCGGGCAAGTACAAAATGCTCAGCGACACGAGAACCGCGCTGATAAAGGCGTTCCACGCCGTCGCCAAAATGCCGGTGGAGGACAAAAAGAAGGAGGGCGAAAATGACAAAGACGGGTTCAGGGATTAGCGCCCACCTCGCGGAGGTGATTAAATACTGCGGGGACGTGAAGTCCGGCGCGATCCCGTCGGGGGCCTACGCGAAAAAGGCCGCGAGGCGCTTCCTGGCCGACATGCGGCGGCAGAAGGACGAGGGCTTCCCGTACGAACTGCGGCCCGAGCTTGCCGACGACGCGATAGGCTTCGCCGAGAAGCTGAAAATCCCCGATCTGGGCGGGAAAAGGCTGGAGCTTCTGCCCTGGCACAAGTTCGTCTACTGCAACCTCTTCGGGTGGGTTCACAAGCTGGACCAGAAAAGGCGGCGCTTCCGCTCCGGCTACGTTGAGGTGGCCCGAAAGAACAGCAAGACGACGTCGCTGCTGTTCCCGATAGTGCTGTTTGACTACAAGCGCACCCTGGCGGCGGAATCGTTCTTCGTCTCGAAGGATTTGCAGCAGTCCGCGAAGACCTACCGCGAGCTGACCGGCATATACGCGCAGTCGTTCGTGGCGGTTCCCGGGGAGACCATAACGGAGGGCTACGGCATAAGGAACAGGGGCAACTGCTTCCTCCAGTTTTTCAGCAGCGACACGCGCGGCACGGACTCCTACAAGAATTCGTGCTCGGTCGTGGACGAGTTCCACCACTACGACAGCGACAGGATGATAACCGCGTTCCGCTACGGGGCAGGGCGCGGAAAAACAACCTCGTGCTGATAATCACGTCTGCGGGCACGAACATAGCCGGGCCGTGCTACGCGGAAAACGAGAAGGCGCGAAAAGTGCTGAACGGGCTTTTGACGGACGACACCTACTTCGCGATCATATACGCGTACGACGACGGCGACGACTGGAAAGACCCGGCGAACCTGATCAAGGCCAACCCGTCGCTGGGGGCGATCCTGCGGCCCGACGTCCTGGAGAACGACCTGAACGACGCGCTGATAACGCCGTCGCACCGGGCCGACTTCAAGGCCAAGACGTGCGGAATCTGGCAAAACGCCGCGTCGAGCTGGATACCCATGCAGAAATGGGACACGGAGACGCGAAATGCGCGCGCCGACATATCAGAGTTCGAGGGCGAGCCGTGCTTCGCCGGGCTGGACCTTTCCAGCGTCAACGATTTCACGGCCTACACGAAATGCTTCGAAAAAGGCGGCAAATATTATCTGTATCATAAGTTCTACGTTCCATCCGAGCAAGTCTCTGAGAAATATCGCGTGGAGAACATCAACATCGGGAGCTGGATAGACGGCGGGCTGGTAACCGCAACTCCCGGGGCCACAATCGATTACGAATATATCATCGCCGACATAAAAGCGGACAATGAGCGGTTCAATATCCAAGAACTGGCCTATGACAAATGGCAGAGCGATAAGCTGATAGACAGCTTAGAGGAATTATTGCCTAAAACTGCTCTCATAGAATACAGCCAAGGCATACGGCAAATATCGAACCCGTCGAAAGAGTTTGAGCGGCTGATACTGGAAGACAAGATCGTTGACCCCAATCCCGTGATGAAATGGATGGTGTCGAACGCCGCGATAAAAGTCGACGCGAACGGAAATTACAAGCCCCTGAAGGAATACAAGAGTTCCAGGAAAAAAATTGACGGCGTTATCACGTCGATCATGAGCATCGACAGATGCATGGCGAGCGAGGGCGGAGGGGGAAACGCCAGCCTGGACGATGTGCTGCGGCTTTTCGGGTAGCGAAAAGGACTAATAGGCAGGGGGAAACAGAAAGATGGGCTTTTTAGACAGGCTTTTCAGAAAAGACGCGGAAGCCGGGGGCGCGGGCAGCGCGGGCTTCGGCTTCGGCTTCGGCATCGCGGACGCAAGGCCCGGCGCCTTAAGGGGCAGCGACGCGACAAGCCGGGCGGCGATGGACATGATAGCGTCCTCGATGGGCAGCCTGTCGGGGGAGTTCCACGACGCGGACACCAAAATGGCGGCAAAAGGCCACCCGATTGGACGCCTGCTGCGGCGGCCCAACCCGGACGAAACCAGGTTCCAGTTCATGCACTCGTGCGTCGGGGACTATTTCCTGTCCGGAAACGTGTATATCTACAAATACGACAACCAGGAGGGGGAGACGGTGGCCCTGTTCCGCCTGAATCCCGACAAAGTGCGGGTAAGGCGTGACGGCTGGAAACAAAAGGTTTACGCGCACGAAGGCAGGGAGTATCGCGGCGACAAAATACTGCACGTCCCCTCCCGCTACGGCTACGACGGAATCAAGGGGAGGTCGATTTTAAGCGAGTGCGCCCGCGCGTTCGAGCTCTCTGCGGAGCTGGACGACTACGTCAACAACTCTTTCAACAACGGAGTGGGAAACCGCGTCGTAATCGACGTGACGAAGAGCCGGAACAATTCCAGCGCCGAAGACGCCGAGCGGATCAAGGAAATGTTCGTAAGGAACTACGCGGGGGTGAAAAACGCCGGGAAGCCGGTCATGAAATTTGACAACATAGAGTACAGCACGCTCGACACGGAGGCGAGGGGCAACAGGGCCAACCAGCTTCTGGAGAACAGGCAGCACCAGGAAAGGGAAATGGCGAAGCTGTTCGGCATACCGCTGCCCCTGCTCAGCGGCGCGGAGACAAGCAACATAGAATCTCTGTACATCCTGTACATCGAGAACGCCATAAGGCCAATCGCGACCCAGTTCGAGCAGTCGATAAACACGCTGCTCCCCCTGCGGCAAAGGGAGCGGCTGTACTACGAGTATTCGTACAACTCGCTTCTCAAGACATCGCTGAGCGCGCGGATAAACGGCTACGCGCGGCAGCTCACCAACGCCGTGCTGTCGCCCAACGAGATACGGCGCAAGGAGAACCTGCCGGAGGTGGAGGGCGGCGACACGCTTTTCCTGCCGTCCAACCTCATGCCGCTTCGCCCGGACGTGATAGACGCGTACATGGCCGGCGCGAAGCTGAAGCTGGCGGAGATGAACGCCTACGGCCCCGGCGTCGCGGGGAACCACAGCGCCGCAGGCGACGACAAGGGGGCGTAGGCATGGGGGTAAGCATTTACGGGGCGATAGCCGTGGGCGGGTTCGCGGCGACGATACTGACGTTCGTCTGGAGAATCGCGGTGATAACCGCAAAGATACAGAAAAACGAGGACACCGCGAAGGCGGCCCACGCGAGGCTGGACAGGCACGTCGAGAAGCACGAGACCGCCGTGGACGAGATAAGGCAGCAGATTTCAAACATCGCCATGACCCAAATCCGCATAGAGGAGAAGGTCGGCTTCCTGCTGGAAGAAAAGGCGAAAAACACCGACAGGCAAGGAGACCGGAGATGAAAGACGGGGAGAAAGGGGAAAGGCGGAAGCTGGCG